CAACCATACCGTACCTCACCATACCGCACCGCACCCTACCTGCCAATCCCAACCATACCGCACCGCACCCTACCGTACCTGACCAAACCATACCCTTTCTTTAATGTATAACTGCATTAAAGATATGCAATCATATCTTGTTATATAAACCCTGTCAAGAAAAAATGATAATTTTTGATAATTATTAATAATTATTGATATATATAATTGAAATCATTGAATAATTTGCTTTACAATCCTTTCATAACACCTGAAAATATACAAAAAATAAACAGGGAGACTATATGAATTTAAAAAGACCTATGTGGAGTAAAGTTTTATCAGCTCCTTTTGTATGGTTTTGGAATGTTTTTGATATTCGAGATTTGTTTTTATTCGGGGGGTTAGGTGTAGTTGGATACGGTATTTATCTCGAATGGGGTTTATCATGGGCCTTGCTTGTACCGGGTGGAATATTAATGTTGATTGGTTACTTGATGAAGGATAAATAGTGGGGATAGTATCAAGAATGGTAAGACCTCAATCAGCATCATGGGGGCCGGACGATCCAAGATGGTATAGTCCTGGGGGTTCCTTTTATGGTGATGTGCCTCTGCCTGCTACAGTTGGCGGTGGTGATAATGCTATGAGGCTTATAACTGTCCAGAATTGTGTAAGGGTTAGGGCTTTTACAATATCACAGTTACCTTGTCAGGTGATGGAAAAGACCGATAAGGGGAAGTTCCCTGCCACTGATTTTTATCTCTATGATAAGTTGCATGATCAACCTAATGACTGGATGACTGCCTCAGAATTTTGGGCAATGGTAGAAGCACATATTTGTTTGAGAGGCAATTTTTATGCTTATAAGCAGGGTTTAGAAGGTAGGCCAATACAGCAGTTGATACCATTAAAAGTTGGTGCGGTACAAAAGGTTGAACAAAATGATGATATGACTTTGACCTATTATATCCAGTTTAAAAATGGGGATATAAGACCTGTCCCTCAAAATAAGATATTTCATGTTCGTGGACTTACGCTTGATGGCATAACAGGCGTTAATCCTATTGAGTACGCAAGGGAAACAATAGGCAATGGGTTAGCAAGTAATTCCTTTATTGGCAATTTTTTCAGTAAGGGTATGCACCCTGGAGCAATATTTAAACATCCATTGCCGTTACAGGCTCCGGCGCATGCAAATTTAAAGGCAGAGCTTAAAAAGAAATATGAAGGCCTGGGCAAGTCATGGGAAATGATGCTGATAGATGAAGGTATGTCAGTAGAATTTCCTCAGATGAGTATGGTTGATGCCCAATTCCTTGAACAAATGAAAATGAATGAAGCTCAAATTTGTGGATTATATAGAGTCCCTTTAATGCTTATTCAAAGCGGAGACAAGGCCCCGACATATGCATCGAGTGAGCAATTCATGATTGCATATTCAGTATATGGTGTTACGCCTGATATCGTTAATTATGAGAAGGCAGCTAAACGGGATTTAATGACACCCGAAGAGAAAAAGAAATATTACGTTAAATTTTCATTACAAGGTCTTGTTAGGGGTGATTTTCAAACAAGGATGCAAGGATATCAGACTGGCATTAATTGCGAGATGTTATCACCCAATGAGTGCAGGGATTTGGAAGACCTCAATGCGTATGAGGGTGGAGATATATACAAAACCCGCACAAGTACAACAAAAGAATCCGGGAATCAAGGAGAAAAAGGAAATGAATCTAAGATACAGAAATAGCACTAATGCAAAGATAATGAGTGCTTTATACGAAAAGCCTCTTGATAAACCTGATTGGTTTAAAATTAATGATTCTGCTGAAGAGGTAGAAATACTTGTGTATGATGCAATAGGCTGGCCATTTCTTGACGCTAATATTCTTGTAAATAAAATAAATGAATATAAAGGTAGGCCGATAACATTCGGTATTAATTCTCCTGGCGGGGATGTCATTGATGCGATAGCTATATATCAAGCTATGAGGCGGCATGATGCAAAGATTACGACTAGGATAGATTCACTGGCGGCTAGTAGTGCAAGTATAATTGCTTTAGGTGGTGAAAACGTAACCGCTTATAATACATCAACATACATGATTCATAATCCCTGGTCTATAGCAATTGGTAATGAATTTGCAATGGAAGAGATGAGAGATGTTCTCAAACAATTTGGAAGCCAGATTGTTGATATATATTCTGAGAAAGCGAAGATAGGGAAACGTGAAATAAAAAATCTCATGAATGGTGATGATAAAAAAGATGGTACATGGATGACTGGCAAGGAAGCTCAAGAGAAGGGTTTTATTGATAATATCATAGAAGGGAAAAGCGGAGTAAAGGCAAATTTTAATATCCCGATATTTGCAGGTGTACCGGATAGTATTTTAAGTTTATCTGATAATGATCAATCAGATGAACCGAATATAAGAAAAGTGGAGAAAGCCTTGCGTGATGTAGGGGGACTATCCAAGTCACAGGCAAAGGTTTTGCTGGCGAGAGGCTGGCAAGATGCTATTGCCGAAGATCGGTGTGATGCTGATATTAACGAACTAACAGAATTACTTAAATCAATAAACATATAAAAGGAGAATAGAAATGGCAGATTTTGATGAGGTAAAGAAAACCATAACTGACCTGAAGGATGCAGTTGAAAAAAGGAATAAGGCGTTTGAGGATTTCAAGGCTGAAAATGATGTGCGTATAAAAGACCTTGAAAAGAAAGGCCATACTGACCCTATACTTGCTGAAAAGGTTGAAAAAATAGCAAAGGATGTTGCTAACTTTGAGACTATCAAACAGCAGATTGAATCAGTTGAAAAGGCTGTTGCCTCAATGGAGACAAAGGGTTTAAATGGCGGGCAGGAAAAGCCTATTTATAAAAATATAGGTGAACAGCTTATTGATGTTGTTACAGTGAGCGTCCCGAATGCTAAAGGAAGGGTTGAAGCCCAGGACAGGCTTAATAAAGTACAGATGGCCGCTTCTGGCGCAAACGAGACAGTGCCCGCTGAAGGTGGGTATCTGGTAAGTACCGATAAAGCGACTATGCTTGATCGTGGCACAATTGCAACAGGTCTTTTGTCTCAGAGATGCTTTAATGTAACAGCTTCAACCGGGGCCAATTCCCTGGACATTAATCTTGTTGATGAAGCAAGCAGAGCAAATGGTTCAAGGTTCGGCGGTATGCAGGTTTATATGAAGGCTGAGGCTGATACAGTGACCGCAACAAAGCCCAAATTTAGGCAGGCATCATGGAAGCTCAATGACTGCATGGGTATCATGTATGCTACAGAAGATATGCTGAAAGATGCTGGCATACTTACCTCGGTTGTTAATAAATGGTTCCCGATGGAATTTGGGTTTAAAATTGATGACCTGATTATGAGGGGAACTGGTGCGGGTATGCCTCTAGGTATTCTTAACGCTGGATGCACAGTATCACAGGATATAGAGACAGGTCAGGTAAGAGCTACCGATCCTATCCTTTACGCTAATGTAGCCAAGATGTATGCAAGGTTACTTAGTTCAAGCGATGCTAATGCAATATGGCTTGTTAATCGTGCATTGTTGCCTTATCTCATGCTTATGAATGTTAAAGTTGGGACAGGCGGAGTTCCAGTATTTCTACCTCCGAATGGTGCAGCCGGTCAGCCTTATATGACCCTGCTTGGAAAGCCGATAATCCCGATAGAACAGTGTGAAGCTCCTGCTACAGCGGGTGATATAGTCCTTGCTGACTTCAACGAATACCTGCTCTTTACAAAGGGTATGATTGAGGCAAGTTCATCTATTCATGTAAAATTCATTTATGATGAGATGACCTTTAAATGGGTTTACAGGTTAGATGGTCAGCCGCTTAGGAATAAGACCCTTACTCCTTATAAGGGTGGATCAACGGCAACACAGGGGCCATTTGTAACACTGGCAGCGTCGTAATAGCTAGGGGGTAGAAATATCCCCTTAATAACTTTTTTAAAAAGGAGAAACAGAATGGATACTTTTATCGATAAATATAAGATAGTCCCGGTTGGTGTTGATATAGATTTTAATGCCGCCGCAAACAATGTCACAGATTCAATTAATATGAAAAATTATCGCAGAGCTACTTTCCTGATTCAGCTTTATGATATTGGGACAGCGAGCCCGGTGCTATATGCTTATTCAGGCGCAACGGATGGCGCAAGGACAAGCGCATTAACCTTTAGATATGCTTTTGGGTCTGCTGCACAAGGTTCAGCAAATTGTGATGTTCTCACAGCATGGTCTACCAGTGCGGCTCTTACTTTGACACACGGCACTTATGACAATTATATTCTTGTTGTTGATATTGATGCCAGTGAAATGGATACAGCTAATGAAGAGGAATGGCTGACTCTTGATTTTGCTGATGATGCGACTGGCGCAACTGGTCAGGCTATTGTTATCGCAGTGCTTGAGCCTAGATATCCAAGCAATCAGAGTGTAACAGCTCTTTCATAATTAATAATGGCAGGGTGGAAATCCCTGCCTACTTTATCCGAAAGGATACCGAAAGGTAAAGGAGATTGCAATGTCTACAATGGCAAAATATTCAAAGTTTACAACGGGCCGTCAAGTCTTCTATGACAATGTAACAGGCGAAACTTTAAAAGCAATGTATCCCATAGAGTATTATGATGACTTTTTAGGAGAGGCTTATAATACAACTTTTTGGGGAACGACTCAAACAAATCTAAATACAGCAATAGGGTTATCTGATGATGTCACTAATGGGGCGTTGGCAATAATTCTTGATAGTGATGATAACGCAGAGGTAGGGGCTGTTCATTTTTCTGATAATCTTTGTTTAAGCATTGACCAGGGTTTGGTTTTTGAAACCAGATTGACATTCACAACTCTGCCGACTACTGGCACTGAGACTGTTCAGGCTGTGTGGGGAGTAGCCAGCGCACATAATACAACGCTTGATTCCGTATCCATAAACGCATGGTTTAGGCTTGAAAGCTCTGCAAATACTGCACTGTTATGGGAGACAGATGACGATACCACTAATGATGATGATAATGCTACAGGTGTAACACTTGTTGCGTCAACTTATAATATTTACAGGATAGATTTTACTGATTTGTCGGCAGTTAAGTTTTATGTTGATGACGTTCTTGTTGGTACAGGGGATATGTCCGGGGCTGCTGGTGCTGATTTTAAAGTTCAGCCTTATTTTAATTTATCTAAGGCTGTATCGGCTAACAATACCGGCACTGGCACGATGTTAATTGATTATGTTAGGGTATTTCAGGATAGATCGTAAATGTGATATCTTGCACTAGAGGGCAACCTTGAACGGCTGGAATCTCCCGGCCAGCCTGTGCAAGTTTAAACCGGGATTAAAGTCCATGAATATACAGAGGCAAAATGCGAGTAGAATTATATACACCCCCAGCGATTGAGCCAATTACTTTAAGTGACCAGAAGTTACATTTACGCTTAGATTCCGGTTCATTCTCTGGTAACATTGATGAAACTCAGTCATTGCCTCCGGCCTTGTACGCGATTCAGGATAATTACACTACGCATATCGGGACGGGTGTGAATGTATTGGGGTACTCTGCTGTAGTTATTCTAAATTCAGGGACTAATGGCGCAACGGGTACAGTCGATGTAAAAATTCAGGAATCAGATGATAATATAACTTATACTGACTGGACTGGTGGGGCCTTTACTCAGGTAACGACTGCTAATGATAATGCAATACAGGAAAAGGCATATACAGGCTCTAAGTCGTACATAAGGACAGTCGCAAAGGTATTACTCGCAACTTGTTATTTTAGCACAACTATAATCAGGCAGGCAGCAACAACCATTGAAGATGATCTTTTGACGATGGATATCACAACTGCCAGACTTGATGTTGAAAACGATACTAGAAGAAAGCTTATAACTCAGACTTGGGATTATTATCTAGATGAGTTCCCTTGTGAGGATTATATCAAGATACCTTTTGGTAATTTACAGAGCGTGACGCATATTAAATATACTGATTCAGACGGTACGCAAACAACAATGGCGGCTACAACTGACTATCTAGTTGAGACTAACGGTGATCAGTGTGGAAGGATAGTATTGCCTTACGGGAAGTCATGGCCGTCATTCACGGAAGCGACTACTAAGCCCATTGTGATACGTTTTGTATGTGGGTATGGTGATTTAGCAAGTGATGTCCCTGCAACAGCGAGACAAGCCATATTAAGACGTGCAGCGGTGTATTATGAATCAAGGGGTGAAGATGTCGTGGGTTTATCGGTTGTTGAGGACAAAGTTTATAATCGGCTTATAAATAATGTACCAATACTTTATGATGAGTTTGAATAATGAGATCAGGTAGATTAGATAGACTCATAACAATAAAAGCCAAAACGATAACTACAAATAGTTTAGGAGAGGAGATTATTGTTTATTCTGCCATTGCGTCCGATATATGGGCTGAAAGGCTTGAATTAAGAGGGGCTGAAAGATTTGCAGCTCAACAGACAGTTGCAGATATATCATGTAAATACAGGATTAGATATAGACGGAAAATAAAACCGGATTGTATTTTGATTGATGGCGATAATGAATATGATATCCATGCAGTTTTGGAGATAGGCAGGAAGCAGGGTTTAGAATTAATTTGCAGTACAAGGGATACTAACAATGGTTGAATCAGCATTTAAATTTGAAATAGTAGGGCTTAAGGAAACGATGGATGCTCTTTCTAAATTGCCTACTATGTCTATGCAAAAGAATGTTGTTAGATCGGCTCTAAAGAAAGCGTCTATCCCTGTATTGGAAGATTCAAAATCTAATGTTCAGCGTATTCCTATACATGGTGATAAAATATTAAAATCCATGAAAGTTAGTTCAAATTTAAAGAGATCGCAACGAAAGGCTTTAGATAGATCAAGAGTATATATGTATATAGGTGCATCTAGTCCACTTTCTCATCTTTTTGAGTTCGGGACTGCTGCACGATTTACTAAAAATAGGGCTTATAGGGGTTTTATATCCCCTATGCCTTTTTTAAGACCGGCATGGGATAGCAAAAGAGATGTATCATTGAGGGTTTTAAAAGAAGAATTATGGAAGTCAATACAGAAATCAGCAAGGTTATTGGCTAAAAAGGCTGTTAAGGGAACGTTAACAAGGCAGCAAATAATGGGTTTAAGAAAGTGATAGAATCAGCAATCAGATATATTTTGGTCAATGATAATGCTGTGAAGGCTATCACGACAAGATGTTATCCGGTTATGTTGCCTCAGAATCCCGTATATCCACTTATTCTCTATACTAAAATAAGTGGAATGAGAGATCATCACCTGAATGGGAGTTCAGGCAAGGCGCATCCAAGATTTCAGATTGACGCTTGGGGTGAAACTTATGCACAAGCTAAGTCTCTGGCAGGGGCCATAAGGGATGCTTTAGATAGCTATGAGGGGACGGTTGATACCACAAAGATAGGATCGTGTTTGTTGATTTCTGAAATAGATACTTATGAGAGCGAAATTAAAATATTTAGAACAATAATGGATTTTATAATTTGGCATGATGAATAACTTTTAAGGAGGATTATAAAGATGGCGATAGAGAGTCAAGGAACTACAATAGAAATAGGTACTGGGTCAGGAGGGGCAAGAACTATTACAGCAATAACCCTTGGAAATCCTACTATATTAACTTGTGCATCGCATGGTTTAAGTAACGGTGATGTTGCCACAGCTGCATTATTCGCAGGTGATAACGCTGCTAGTATTAATGGCATTGCATGGGTCGTAAAATATGTTACAACAAACACCTTTGCCATAGAGCTTGATAGCACTGCATTAACAATAACAGACAATACGGATTCAGCGACTATGACACCTGTAGAGTGGACAGCAATAGGTGAAGTGACTGACTTTTCCGGGCCTGATGGGTCTGCATCTGAAATAGATGTCACTCATTTAACCAGTACATCAAAAGAGTTTTTGATGGGGCTTCCTGATGAGGGTTCATTATCACTGTCTATTAATTGGGATACTTCTGATACTGGACAGGCTGCATGTTCAGCGGCAAGAGCGGCAAGAACAGAAGAGAACTTTAAAATAACATATTCTGATTCTTCAACTGCTACCCTTACAGGTTTTGTGACTGGCATGACTTCATCTGGTGGGGTTGATGGTAAAGTTAGCGGGTCTATATCAATCAGAATAACTGATTCAATTACATGGGCATAATATGACAGCTATAACGGGAGAAAAAGAACTTGTTATAAACAAGAAAAAGTATGTTGTCAAGTTTACATGGAAAGCTTTATCTGTAATATCAGAAAAGTATGGAGATAGCCCTAATATTTTAAAACCTGAAGTCGTTGCGGATGTCGCATCAATAGGATTGATAGACAGATATCCAGAAATGACACCCGAAAAAATTATGGAGCTATCTCCTCCATTAATGCCATTTGCTAATGATATACAGACAGCTTTAAAATGGGCGTATTTTGGTAATGATAATATTCCTGAACTGGATGAAAAAAAAAGCCCAAAAAAAATTGGATTCTTGACGCATATAAAAACGCTATTTACATAGGGTTAAGATCTGATGAATTTTGGAGTATGACGCCGTACATGACACGGCAAACACTGATTGCCTTGAATAATAAAAACAATGCTCAAGCTTGGATGATTGCGGTTTTAACAAGAGCGAATAAATTGCCTAAATTAGCGGAAATATTGATTACAGAAAAAGAAGAAAAAGGCAATATAGAACAAGCTTTAAAAAATACGCTCAAGAATTTAGGCAGGAAAAAGGTGAAATAAATGGCCGAAGCCGTCGGGGCTCTTAGAGTTGAGTTAAGCGCAGGATCAGCGCAATTTGAAGCTGATATGAAAAAAGCTAAGGATGCTGTCAATACATCTGCTATGAGCATGAAGTTGTCAATGGAGAAAGTAGGGAAGTCTTTTGCGTCTGCTGCTACTGCTTTAAATAAATATGCTGGATTAGCTGCTGTAGCTGCTGGCGGGGCAATGGTTTATTTCATTAAAAAGCAGATAGACACTGCTGACCAGATGGGGAAACTTGCTCAAGCGACTGGCACGACTTCAGAGTATTTATCTAGCATGACCTTTGTTGCAAGTCAGTCAGGGGCATCACTTGAAAGCATAGCTAAATCAGTAAAAATACTCTCCCGGAATATGCAAGAGGCTAGTAAGGGTACAGGCACAGCAAAAGACGTTTTTGAAGATTTAGGAATTAAAGTCACTGATAGTAGCGGAGTTTTAAAATCTGCTGATGTTATAATGAAAGAGGTAGCAGACAAATTTAGTAAAATAAATGATGGCGCAACAAAAACCGCATACGCTATGGACATATTCGGCAAATCAGGGGCAGAGTTAATACCTATGCTTAATAGTGGTAGTAAGGGTATTGAGGATTTACAGAAGAAAGCTGAAGAGATGGGGATAGTAATTTCTACTAAAACAGCTCTTGAAGCGGCTTATTTGAATGATCAGCTTGATATCTTAATGACGACAGTAAAAGGCACAGGCCAGTCAATGGCTCTGTCATTAATACCATGGCTTAACGAGACATTGCAGGTATTGAAATATACCAAAGAAGAATCAGGTTTATTAACGACTGCTTGGGTCGCATTGGGTGCGGTTGGTAATGCTGCATTTAGTACATCCTTGAAAAAAGAAATCAAAATGGTCGAGGAAGAAATATCAAGACTGAAAAAATTGCAAGAAAGTGGTAGCACTGGGGCAATGTTTCTTCCGACATTCAAGTCTGATAAAGAGATATATGCTGAACATGAAAAAAATATAAAACTAGCACAAGAAAGATTAAAAAAATTACAAGATCAACAACAAGCTCAGGACGATGCCGAAAAGAAAAGAATCCAAGATTCCATTAAAAGAGCGCAAGAAGAGGCTGCTGCTAAACAAAAATACACAGAGGATTTGATAAAACAATCCGAGGCAAGAATTAAAGCTGAAGCTGATAATAAAAAGCTGATAGACGAAGAAAATGCGAGGATAAAAGCCGCAAAGGATGCAGAAAAAGCCATTAATGACCAGATAAAAGCTCTTGAGTTACAGCGTGATACTTTTGGTATGACAGCCAATGAAGCAGCATTGTATACCTTATCATTAAGTGAGGGAGTGACACCTGCACAAAAAGAGTTAGCTGAAAGCATAGTAAAAACCATTGAAGCAAAAGAAAAAGACGCCGAAACTCAAAAACAAAAAACAGACTTGGAAGCTGAAGGGGTTAGAGTTACCGAATCTCTTATGACAGCATCCGAGAAGTATGCCAACGCTATTAGCAATCTTGATGAATTATTGAAGGCAGGTGTTATTAGTCAAGAGACATACAACCGAGGTATATCAAAGGCTAAAGGAGATTTTGAGGATTTAGGAGAAAGTGGTAAAAGTGTTTTTGAAGAACTTGGCAAACAAATACAAGGGTGGGGCAAAGATAGTTCTAAGGCTATAGTTGATTTTGCTTTGAAAATTAAGCCTGAACAGTCAACGCTTGTTCCTGA